AAGGCTACACAAGGCACCGGCGTAGGCTCACCCTCACTATCAGATAGTAATTGCTCGGTAGGTGGGAAAGTGCCGCTTAATAGGGTAAAGGTAATCGCGTCACCTAGTGAGGATATAGTAATCGTGTCACCCATACGCGAGAGCTGGACTAGGTTAGCCTTATGATCCTTGCATAAGGTAATCACTCTCTTAATATCGTCTAGTGAGATAAGGCTGGCGTCTAATCTGCCGTCTAAGGTAGGCAGACTACCCTCAATCAATCGGTACCTATCGGTAGCCTTAGCCTTCAATAGCCCGCCCTCACTCTCAATATGTACCGCGTTAAGGGTAGGCAAGCTCTTATCCGTACCGGCGTGACTGGCCACGCCCTCTAATAGTGTTAAAAGGCTCACGCCCTCTACCTCCACATAATTTACGCCTATTTTATTCTCTTCTATTGTGTTCATATTCTCTCTCTTTCGTATCTATTAGGGCTATCTGCCCTCCCCCACTCTCTCCCCCTACCGAAAGAGAGAGAGTGAGGGATAACCTATAGCCACGCTCAAAATAGCCGGTGCGGCGTCCACCTATTTAAGCGTAATTTTCTAGTCTAATCGCCCTCTCTCTCTTATGATCTCACGCGCTAGGCGCACACTCTCTCTCTTAGAATAGCCGGCGTAGACCCTCTCGCCTAGTCGCATATGCTCACGATATGCCACTATTCTATAAAAATTGCCGATTACCGCGTTACCCTCACGGGTGATAAGGAATTCCACTCTCGCGCTCATATCTTGCCCTCTCTCTCTAATTCACCTATGGCAAACCATATCGCGTCGGTATCTTGATTTTCTAGCGCGTCTATAAGTAACTTTGCTATCTCCTTATTATTCATTACTCATCCCCTTTCTATTCTGCCTAGTTGCAGACTACCCCGCACCCCTCACGGGGTGCGAGATAGTACGCCCCTACGCTATAGCCCTATGCACTTAGCCATTGATCCGACACAATAGCCCCCGCCGGTCCACCATATGCGCCCCGCGCACCATAGGGCTAAGGCTATCCCCGCCCCGATAAGTAACGCCCGCACAATACGCCCGCGTCTAGTGATCTTCACGCGCTCACCTCTTCATCGTGAGCGTGATCCTCTTCTATCTCATCTATTACCGCGCTAAAGAGATCGCTATAGTAAAGGTAGAGATCTAGCATCATCAATTTAACGATATCCAATTCCGCCTCTTGCCACCCTAATTCGTTAGCCCCGCGATTATCGTATTCGCTAGGCATCTTCTGCCACTCTTCTATGATCTGATTGTTATAGACCGGTAGCCACCCGTCTATCCACTCTCCGGCGGTGGCGCGGATATGATCTAGGCGTACGCCGTTACCTATCTCTTGATTGATCTCTTCTTTCATATTCTCTTGCGTAGTGTTGAGCATTTTCATCCTCTTTCGGTAGTAGTTTGATCTCATCAGTACCGGCCTTACCGGTAGACCCCTTACGGGGTTTCGATCTAGTTAATTCCCTCTCCCCATAAATATCGGTAGCGCTACTAGTGAACACTTCTCATTGCGACATACATACTCTTTACGATTAGGGCGTACCGGTGCGATCATATAACCGCACTCTTCACATCGATTGATCTCCATTACTTAGCCCTTTTTCCTAGTAGTAGTGATCTCTTCTAATTCTAAATTAAGAGCCGGCAAAATACTGGCAATTAGAAGATCTCTTACGGCACTCTCTAATTTTTCCTTATCGTTAAAAAATACATATGGATCACTTACTTCTAGCGTTATCTTGTAGGTGTTCATTTTCATCTCTCTTCTAGTGGCCGGTAGTTGGTGCCACTGAGATCAAGGTATCAGATTTATATGGGTACTTCTACCCTATACGCCTACCAATTTAGATAACGATTAGGTAACGATTAAGGCCGTAAGATCATAGACATATCGCGCCGGTTATGTCTAAGGGTTAGGGGTTAGGCCACCGGTAGCCGGTGGTGATCAATGGCCGGCGACGGGGTTACTTAATAGATAGGGCTTAGGGGTAAAGGTCAGACCGCGCCCGATCTGATTACTTAATGGGTCAAGGGTTAGGGGTTAGATATCGCCGTAAGTGGAGTGAGCCAGCCCCTTTTCTATCATACCCGCAGACTAGACCGAAAGACTAGACCATAGGGCTACAACTAGACTAGAATACTAGAATAAAGGTACACCCCCCTATGCTAAATTTGTGACGCAGGGGGTATATATACCCTAACAAAAAATATTTGCTAAAGTGAAAGCCTCTGAACAGGACTTATACTGTGTGTGACGAACGTCACTCCACGAAAACGGGAAATCACCTATTTTTCCTGCCTTAAGTATAGTAGGGGCGGTAGTGAGGATAGCCCCTACGCGGTCCTCTGGCGAGGCCCCTAGGCCGAGTACCAACTTACCCCTCACTCGCTGTGGCTTCGCTCGGGCGTCAAGCCCGCTGCTGGTCGGCACCTTTTAGTGGGGATAGTTATATTAATAACCCACCATTAATAAAATCGCTTTAACCCACCATAAGAGAATCAGATTCCGGCCCGTCCGGTCTTAGGAGATAACGATGCCAAAAGAAACATACAAAGGTGACACGCCAAAACCTAAACCATACAAGGGTGACACCAAGCCGGCAAAACCATACAAAAGCGATACTAAGCCAGCAAAGCCATACAAAGGTGATAGTGGAGTAAAGCTAACTCAAAAAGATATTAACGCTATGAAAAAAATTATTCAATCCTGGGGAAAAGGTAAGTAAATGGGACGCGGAAAATTAACCCCAGAATCAGCAGCTCAGCAAAAAAAACTTATTGCTGAAACTCGTGCTAAGAATAATGCTGTCAAAGCAGAAGCAATGAAAGCGCTAGAAGAAAAGAAAAAGGCTGCTGCGTTTAAGGCAGAACTTGCTAAACGTTCAAAAGCAAAAAGCGCAGGCGCTTCTCGCGCCCCTTCAACAAAACCACGCAGAATTGCGGGTGGCGGTGGTATGCGTGGTGGACGTGGCGGTCTGGGCTTTGGCGGTGGCTCTGGTCTTCGCGGTAGCGTAAACAAATAATTAAACTAGGAGTCTAATGGCTGACAACTCGGCTGATATAGCAAAGAGGATCATCCTAGGCTGTGTCTCAGAAGGTATGACCATTGACGCCGCTTGCGGCTCAGCTGGCAAGTCCATTAAGACCTACGAGTACTACCGTCGCACCGATAAGATCTTTGCAGATAAAATTGACCGGACACGGCTAGGTTTGAAGGATAAGTCCTTTGCCTCGGCAGATGTCCACGATATGACCTTTCCAGAGTTTCGCCAGCAGTTCCTTCATAGCCGCACCTTCCCCCACCAACAGAACATCGTAGATGTGATTGAAGGTAGGGAGCCAGGGTGGTTACACCCCTCTATGAAGTTTGAGCCAGGGCTGGCAGCAAACCGTGTACTTATCAATATCCCGCCAAACCACGCCAAGTCCATCACAATCACGGTGGACTACGTCACCTGGCAGGTATGTAGGAATCCTAACTTTAGAGTTCTTATCGTATCTCAAACGCAGCAACTAGCTGCCGACTTTCTCTACGCCATCAAGCAACGTCTGACGCACCCAATGTATCAAGAGTTACAGACTGCGTATGCTGCTGGCGTAGGGTTTAATTCCAAGTCTGCCTCGTGGCAGGCTACCCGCGTTACCTTCGGTGATGAACTCCGTGAGTCATCTGAAAAGGACCCAAACATTGAAGCCGTCGGTATCGGTGGTCAGATCTACGGTAAGCGTGCCGATATGATTATTGTAGACGACGCGGTTACCTTAAAGAACGCCAATGAGTTTGAAAAGCAGATCCGCTGGCTTACCCAAGACGTGCGATCTCGTCTTAACCCTACCGGCAAGTTAATTGTTATCGGTACTCGTGTAGCCTCGGTAGATCTCTACCGCGAACTACGTAGCGAGGACCGCTACCCTGGTGGGTTAGTCCCTTGGAAGTATCTGGCTATGCCAGCACTCCTTGAGGCCCACGAAGATCCTGACAAGTGGGTTACACTTTGGCCAGCAAGTGATATGCCTTTTGATGGACAAGAAGAATCTGATAAAGATGAAGATGGTCTATATCCACGTTGGTCTGGTCGTAACCTTTACAACGAACGCCAAGCAATGGATGCAA